ATTTTGGAGTCTGCCATATCAGTAAACGGTGAGGATGAACTTGTCGGAGTTTTCGGTTAGTAAAAGGTCGGTGCCGTCTTCCAAAGCGATTCGGTCGTAGGTGCCGAACGAGAAAACGATCTTGCCGGAGGCATCTTCCTGCAGGACGAAGAACTCGTCCTCCTGAAGCATATCGCGCCGCAGGATCGGTAGATCGAAGCCACCGGCCTCGCCGGAGGGCGCTCGATTGGTTCCGATGCCGATGCCGAGTCTCATGCGTTAGGTGGTGCGAGCCAGGAATGCCACGGCCTTGCCAGAGGCCAGTTGAAAGCCGGTGATGTCACCGCACAGCGGGAAGCCGGCCGGCAGGGTGATGCCGGTCCAAGTTCCAGAGATCCCGGTGCCGGTGATCGAGGTGAAGACGGTCGGCTCGGTCGGAATCACGGCCGAGAAGTTGCCAGTCTGGGCAGCCGTGGTGGTCACCGGGAAGAATCCCTGGCGCCCCATGCTGTATTCCATCGAGATGTCTGCTTGAACGGCCATTTTGTTTTTCGGTTAGAGGGGAGGCCACCGGAACTTTCCAGCAGCCTCCCCAATTTGAACGGTTAACCTTTGCGAACTTTCGGTGCCAGGGCTCCCTGTATCCACAGGATGAGCTTGCCTCCTTCGGGAACGGTCGCGGTGTTGAAGCCGTCGCGCTGGAGCGTCGCGTCGACATCGGGACCAGAAACGAGCTTGGTTTTGCCGTTCTTGTCCACCGAGATGGTAGTGGCGATTCTCATGAGTCAGCCGATTAGGAGGTGATCAGAACTTCGGCCTGCGTGGTGTCCGCGGCGGCAGCACCGAACATGATGTCGTAGGACGCCATGTGAGCGCGGGTGGCGCGGCTGTACCAGACCGACAGCAGCACGGAAAGGCCGTTGGACAACTCGACCGTGCGCTGCTCCAGGAACTCACCGGCGATCATTCCAACCGGCAGACCCGAGGCCACCGCGATGGCGTCCTGGCCGCAGACGAAGCCGGCGGTGTTGGCGATGGCGCCGGTCCAGTCGTTCTGCTCCAGGATGTTGGCGAAGCCAAAGTATCCGTTGTTCAACGGGCCGTAGCGGCTGTCCGGGAACGGGTTGGTGCCGGCGGCAGCAGTGAATTGGCCGGAGAACATCAGGCGAGCCAGGTGGCCACCGTCGAGCAAGAGCAGCTTCTGGCGGTAGTTCTTGGCCAGGGCGAGGATGGCCGGGAGGTCGGAGCTGTCGAAGTTGGCAGCCGTGCCGATAGCCGTGCCGGCGCCGTAGTTGGTCGAGGTCATCACCGCAGTGACCTTCTTGGAGATCGCCAAGGCGAAGATCTCGGCAGAGCCCTGGGACAGGTCGGAGAGGGCGAAGCCCTGGTTCAGCTCCTGCTGGGTGACCGTGAAGGTCTTGGTGATCTGGTTTACCGTCACCGAGGTGGCGGCCAGAGTCGATTGGTTGGCGGCGCCGTCCTCGAAGTTGGTGGCGTTGTCGACCGCAGCGTCGCCGGTGGTGAACTTCTTAACCTGCACCGTCGCACGGGGGCGGAGGTTATCCAGGCCGACGTTGCGGGTGAAGTTGCTGATCATGGCCAACTTGGCGCTGATCACGGTGATCACGGCGTCGGCGAGGTAGTCGACAACCAAGCCAGAAGCGAAGGTGTTCGCGTTCTGCGGGGCGATCAGCGCCGACTGGCGGAGCAGCTCGCTGTGGTTCTCAACCAGGAAGCGCTGACGCTCGGCACCAGCGCGGAGAGACTTGTGCTTCTCCAAGAGCGGGTTGCCCAGGTTCTGGATCACCGGCCGGAGGGGCTCCGGGGCAGGGGCGGCGGTGATGCCCTTGGCGCTGATGGCAGCGGCAACGGCCTTGGCCACGATGGCGTCGATGTCGAGGGCGGACGGCGCACTAGGAGCGGCCGCCACCACGGTGTTTGTATCAGTCATGTTGTGTGGTGTCTGCTGTGATGTCGGCGCGGTTGTCGCGCCATCGGCGGCAGCGTCGGTGCTGCCGGTCGAAATCTTGTCGTCGATAGACTCCTCGGCCTCCTCGAGTTCTTCGCGCTCGAGCTGGGCATAGAGGGCCTTGAACCAGTCACGGCCTGCGGCGCCGCCCCATAGGTTGGCAGCCACATCAGCCGGGGTGTTGGGCTCAGCCTCCAGGAAGCGCTCATTGCGTCCCCACCAGGCATTCGCTGTGCGGATCTTGTCCTCGGTCGGGGCCTCACCGGCGACCAGTGCCTCGGCATCGAGCACCGTCTGCTTCTCCAAACCATCACCGGCGAGGCCCTCGGCGTATTGCTCAAGACCGCGGCGAAGGTTGTTTTTGACGGTCTCCGGGGCGGTCTTGGTGACAGCCCGAGGGTGCCAGCAGGCAGCGATGGCCATCTGCTCCTCGGTCATCTTGTCGGCCAGGCCGAACTGGATGGCCTCCTGGGCGGTGAACCAAGTCTCTTCCTTCATGGCTGCCCGGATCTGGGAGGTCGGCCGGCCGGTCACCTTCGAGTAGATACCAGCCAGCACCTCGGCGTGCTGATCCAAGGCATCGGCCATCTTCCGCATTTCCTCCGAGGTGCCTGCCACCATGCCGGAGGGGTCGTGAATCATGAATAGGGCGGCATCGGCGATCTCAACGGTGTCACCTGCCAAGGCGATGATCGAAGCAATCGAGGCAGCAATACCGACCACCCGGGTGGTTACAGGCGCCTGCCGGCCTCGCAGCATATTGTAGATGGCCAGGCCGTCCCAGACGTTGCCGCCTGGGCTGTTGATCTCGATCACCAGAGGGCCTTGGCCGACGTCTTGAAGGGCCTGGCTGAAGGCCTTGGCCGAGATCCCGGAGCCACCGAACCAGTCCTCGCCGATCTGGTCGAAGATCTGGAGGGTGGCCGGCTCGGAGGCCGAGGCCCGGGGCTGGTAGGAAAGCCAGTTGTTGATCTTGGTCATTCTGATTTCTTGGCTCTGGGTTTCCGTTTCTTGGCCACCGCAACCACCTCCTGGATGGGTTGGGCCGGGATCTCCTCGGGCATTGTCCCGGAAGGCTCCACCTCGGCTGCCATCTCGGCAGGCTCGGGGGCGATGGGTTGCTTCTGGGCGGTTGAGATCTCGGAGACATCGAGGCCGTACTTGGCAGCCAGGTCTTGGATGTACCGGGCCTGCTGGGCCTTGGCCTCCAGGGCTGAACGCCAGTCGATGCCTCGGGCGCCGTAAATCTCGTCGTAGGTGGTGACGCCGGCAGTCAGCTCGGCGAGCTGGGCCGATGAGTTGCGGCCGACATCGACATTCGGAGCCCGGGGGGCCTGGATGGCGATCTCGTACCAGTCGTCAGGTGAGTCTCGCAGGGTGGGATCGGTACGGATGGCGTATTCCATCACATATTCCCAGATCCTACGGGCGGCCGAGGCCATCACCTGGTGACGGCTCCGGAACCACACTGAAGACATATCCAGGGCGCCGCGGTAGACCGTGCCCTGCATTCCCTCTGGGAAGACCAGGACGTAGGGGATGCCGACGCCGGCGCACACCTTCTCGGTCAGGCTGCGCCAGTATTCCCGCATATTGACGTTGGGGCGGTCAGCCTGGAACTGCTCGAACTCGTCCCCGGACTTCAGGACTTTGACCGTCGAGCCGAAAACGTTCTCGTAGTACGTCTGGGCAGTGCCTTGGCTACCAACCACACCGGATCGAAGGCTGCTGGCCTGCACCTCCCCGGAGCTGGTCTTGATCACCTGGGCCACGCTGGAGGCCAGTTTGCAGGATTCCATCTCCAGCTTCTGGAGGTCGTCCAGGTCGTGCAGGTCGTTAATGACGCACGCCACGAAGGGCAGGCCGCGGAGCTGGCCGGCACGCTGGGCCTCGTAGATGTGGACGATGGAGTCGGAAGATATTGACCGGACTTCGGTGAGTTGGCCCTGGTTCGTTTCCTGCCCAATAAAGTAGGAAAGAGCGCGGCCTGTCTTGGTATCAAACCGGACTCCATCGAAGATGTCCGGCGATTGCTCCTGGCCGGTAGGTGTTGCCACCTGTTGCGGCTCGATGAGCTGGAGTCGGGGGCGGCCCGAGTCGCCCTTGGTCAGAAGCAGGAAGGATTCGCCATCGTAGAACCAGCCCCGCGCGGCCAGGCTCATGAGGGTGCCGAAAGACTGCCGGGATCCGATGTCGGGATAACGGCTCCAGGTGTCCCACCATTTCTTGGCTCGGAGATTCCAGTCGGGATCCGAGGAAGCCGGCTGCACGCTAAAGTTGCTGCCGACCGTGTAATTCTCGAACAGGTCACCGAGGCGGTTCATCACCGCGTTGTTCTGCTCGAAGAATCGGCTCTTTCGCACGATCTGCTGCCGGGTAGAGGCAGTAACATCGAACCGGACAGAGGTGTAGCTGGTATCGAGGAATGAGCGCCGGATCGAGTTGGACGCGCCCTCGTAGCGGTTCACAGGGGCCGACCGGAACTTAGCCAGGATGGTGTCGAGGAATCCCATTAGGTCATCCCCGTTCTGATGGCGCCCTCTCGACGGAAGTTTGAGAAGTCGCCGCCGTAACTGGTCACAGCGACCAGGACAACGGCCATCATTTTGTTGAAGATCTGGGTGTCGGTAGGGGCTGCGATGCCGTCCTGGCCGAGTAGATAGACCGCCAGATCGTAGTCGGCGATCAGGCTTTCCCACATCTCGACCATCTCTGAGGGTGTGGGGGCGCCCTTACCGGGCTCGGCAAACTCGACCGAGACATCCGAGGAAGATGTCGACCGAACAACCTGGCCGGATTCGATCACCGAGGCCGCGGCAATGACCTTCGAGGTCAGGGCGGCCAGCAGTGTCGCGCCACCGAGGGCGCTGTAGACACTGCGAAGATAGGCACGCTTGATTGCGACCGTGAAAGTGAACACCTCGGGCTGGAGGCTTTCACATTTTTTAGCCTGTTCAATGGCTTAGCTAAGACTGGACA